GATCGACTTCGCCGGGACCGTCGCGCCGCCCGGTTGGTTAATTTGTGACGGCCGGCTGATCTCCCGCACCACCTACAGCGCGCTGTTCGCGGTCATCAGCACCTACTGGGGCGCGGGCGATGGCAGTACGAACTTTGGCCTCCCGCCGACGCCGGGCCGGGCGATGGTCTCCGCCGGCACCACCATCGATGAGAACGGCAATACCGTCGCCTATAGCTTCGCGTATAAGGGCGGCGCGGTGTCGCGCTCGATCGCGCTGGCCAACCTGCCGGCGCTCGCGCTCACCACCGACACCGTCGCCGCGCACGCCCATGGCGGCGCCACCGCGCTCGGCGGCAACCATCAGCACTTCATGGATGTTCAGGGCGCGCATACCCACAGCGAAGACGTGCAAGGCGCGCACGCGCACGGCGGGGCCACCGACGCCCAAGGCAGCCACGCGCATAACGTCACCATCCCGGCGGCCAACGGCACCGGCGTGTCGTCCGGCGGCTTCTCGGTGATGTCTTCGGTGTTCGGTTCGGCGAACTACGTCACCGACACCCAAGGCCTGCACAGCCACAACATCAGCACCGACACCCAGGGCGCCCACGCGCACAACCTCAGCACCGCTGGTTCCCACGCCCACAACATCGGCTTCAGCGGCAATCTCTCACTCGGCATCAATCCCGACGGCTCGCACAACCACACCATGACGCTGGCCGGCTCCGGCACGCTGCTGTCGATCGTCAATCCGGTGCTCGCCTGCTACAAGATCATCTACGCCGGGGTGCAGGCTTCGGCTGCCGCGCTGGCCGCCCCGGCGCCGGCGATGCTGCGCTCGGCACCATTGCGCGGCGGCATGCGGATGCTGCCGAGGCAGCGCTGACATGCCACGGGTCGCCCAGGCACCGCCGCCCGGCGTGTTCCGCAACGGCACCGCCGAGGCGACTCCCGGAAAATGGTTCGACGCCCAGAACATCCGCTTCCGGCAGGGTCAGATCCAGCCGGTCGGCGGCAACGTAGCGCTGCCGAACGCGGTCACCGCGACGCTGCCGCGCGATATTCTGACCTGGCACGACAACGCCCACGTGCGCTGGGCCGCGATCGGCACCGACACCCACCTGTTCGCGTTTAGATTCGACACCCAGGTGCTGACTGACATCACGCCCACCGGTGTTGGTGCGCTCGATCCGCCCGGCCCGCAGATCGGCTATGGCCTCGCCAACTACGGCACCGACACCTACGGCACCCAGCGCGACGCCGCCAACATCGGCCCGCAGGATGTGAGCGCCCATCAGGGCGACCGCTGGAGCCTCGACACGTTCGGCCAGGACCTGCTGATCGTGCCGACCCAGGACGGGCACCTGTTCCACTGGTCGCCCGCCACGCCCGCGACGCTGCCCGCGATCGTGGCCGAGGCGCCGGCGAACAACCGCGGTGTCGTGGTGACCGACCAGCGCCAGGTGGTGCTGCTCGCCGCCGGCGGTGACCCGCGCAACATCGCCTGGAGCGACCAGGAGAATTACCACGTCTGGGCGCCGGACGTGACCAACTTGGCCGGCGCCAAGCTGCTGCAAACGCAGTCCTACGCGATGGCCGCGGTGAAGGTATCGCAGGGCATTCTAATTTGGACCGCGAACGACTTGCACATGATGACCTATGTCGGGCCGCCGTATGCCTACGGCATCGTCCAGATCGCATCCGGCTGCGGGTTGGCCTCGCTGCGCGCGCCGGTGGCGATCGGCTCGATGGTGATGTGGCCGGGGTTACAGAGCTTCTGGGGTTGGGCGGGCAGCGTGCAGCCGGTCGCTTGCGATGTGGGGGATTGGTTCTTTTCGCTGCTCAATCGCCCCTTTGTCGGGCGGCTGTTCGGCTCGCCTAACCCGACGTTCTCCGAGATGTGGTGGGACTGGCCAGACGAAGGCAGCCAGGAATGCAACCGCTACGTGGCGATGAACTTTGCCGATCCCAGCAAACCGTGGACCATCGGCATGCGCACCCGCACCGCGGCCGATCCGGTCGGCACTATGGATTTCCCGGTGCTCGGCGGCCCGCTCGGATCCGGTGGCGCGCTGTATTTGCACGAATACGGGTATAGCGACAACGGCACGCCGCGCGGCCCGGCCGGCAACGTCTACGCGCAGTCGGGCAACATCGTCGCCGGTGAGGGCGATAGCCGGTTCGCGGTGACGCAGCTTGTGGTCGATGCCGCCTGCGCAGTCGATGACATGCTCGGCTGGCGGTTCATCGTGCGCGAACAGCCCTACGACGAGGCGTCAGAGTACGATACCGGCTTGTTCCAGGTGGTGCACAACGGGCTGGTCGATATGCGGTGGTCGGGCCGCACCGCGGCGATGCGGCTCGAGGCGCTGGTCGATGCGGACTTCACCGTCGGCCGCACGCGCATTCTCATGCAAGGCGCGGGGAAGCGCTGATGGCACGGCCGCCCGCTCCACTCATTGCGCCCTACAGCGGCGACCTCGATCAGCGGCTGACGATGCTCGCGGCGTGGATCTCGCAGTGTCGCGTCGATATCAGCGTGCTCGCGCAGCGCCAGCAGGTGGCGGCCACGGTCGCCGCCGGCAGTCCGCCCGGCACCACGGCGAGCGTGTATGTGATGATGGGCGTCGGGGTGACCTTCGCGACGCTGACCAACACCCGCGCGCAGGTGGTCGTTTCCGGCCAGATCGCCAACTCGGCCAACGGCGGCACCTCGACCGCGGGGCTGCGCTACGGCACCGGCACACCGCCGGTGAACGGCGCACCGGATACCGGCACGGTGATCGGCGAGCCAGTGGTGTATGTCGCGACCTCGGGCGGTGGCTCGTATGCGCCGTTCAGCCAGAACGCGATCATCACCGGCATGACGCCAGGCCAGACCTATTGGATCGGGGTGGCGCTGATGTCGTCCGGTGCCACCACCGCCTCGCTGCACAATGTGCAGGTGAGCGCGGTGTCGCTGCTCGATCCGGTGCGGCTATGACCGGCAGCGAGAAGATCAGGCGCATGCAGATCGCGCTGGAGTATGGCGGCAATACGCACAGCGTCTCCGATATCATCGAGCTGCTGCACGCCGGGCGCGCGCGGCTGTTCGAGAACGAAGCCGGCTGCATCGTCGCCGAGATGCACAACTTCCCGCAATACAAAGCGGTGCACTTCTGGCTGCTGTTCGGCGAGTTGCGCCACGTCCTGGCACTCGAGCACGAGGTGCTGCCGTGGGGCATCGAGCAGGGCGCGACGGTTGCCACCGCATGCGGTCGCCCTGGCTGGGGGCGCGTCGCAGCGCCGACCGGATGGCGCCCAACGCCGAACATGGCGCACTTCCACAAGCGGCTGGTCAGGGAGCACTAGCGATGGGCGGCGGCAAAGGAGGCGGCGGCGGCGGACAGACGCAATCGTTCTCGACCAGCACAACCTCGATTCCCGACTGGCTGGACACCGCCTCGCAGAGTGCGGTGCAGCAGGCGACCACGCTCAGCCAGCGGCCATACCAAGGGTACACCGGCCAGATGGTGGCCGACCCCGGCGCCGATACCAATGCCGCGTATCAGTCGGTGCGCGACATGCAGGGCCAGTATGACCCGGCATACGCCGCCGCGTCGGGCGCGCAGGGCAATATGCTGGGCAACCTGCAAAGCCTGACCCCAGACCAGCAGAACGCCGCCACCAACGCGCTCTATGGCAACTACCAGCAGAACGTCATCAACCCCGCGACCGGGCTGCTGGGCGGCTATGCGGCGCAGGGGCCGGCGACGGCGGGGCAGGTGGCGTCCAACGCGCTGCAGATCATGTCGCCGTTCAGCCAGGCGGTGATCGACCCGGCGTTGCAGATCGGCCGCCAGCAGTTGCAGCAGAACCTCCAGAACATCGGCGCTGGCGCGAATCAGGCGGGCGCGTTCGGTGGCTCGCGCCAGGGCGTGCAGGAGGGCGTGGCACAGTCGCAGGCCGCGGTGGGCGCCGGGCAGACCATCGGCAACTTGCTCAACAGCGGCTGGCAGACCGCGATGAACCCGGCGACGCAGGTGGCGCTGCAAGGCGGCGCACAGGGCTACGGCGCGGCCGGCACGCTGGCCGGTCTATACAGCGGTGGCTACGGCGCCTCGCAGCAGGCGGCGCAGAACATGCTGGGCACCAACTTGCAGCTTGGCGAGACCGCGGCGCAGCAGATGCCGCAGATCGCGGCAGCGCAGCAGGCGGCGGACCAGAAGAATGCGTCGC